CATCTAAGTAGACAGTTACGTCAGAGGCATCGTTAAGCTGAAACGTATAGCTGTATACGCTTTGCCCATTACCAACATAATCATTTCTAGTTGTATTCGCTGTAACTGTCATTTTATATCCTCGATTACATATCCGTTATGGATTCTTGTACTTTATCAAAGCCCTTGCGCAAGTAAAACAAATTCTGCAAAGGTATTAGTCTTCTAAGTGTGCGTACATCTGCCTCTGTCATCTCCTCGCCAGAAGTGACTGCGTTACTTGCCGCGATAGTAGTTGATAGCAAGCTACCAAATGTTGGTCCTAGTATCGATTCGTTTACTGTTCTTGACACTTGCTTAGAAGCAGGTGCATCAATACCTAATACTGGGCGCAAGCCTATAGAGTTACTTGAGATTTTTTCTACTGTATTATTAATCTCACCAAGCACGCCTAGCGCACCTGATCTATCTATGCCTTCCATTATCCATTCTTGCGGATCTTCTGCTAACGGTCTTCCTGCAATTTGTTGCTTCAAGTAGTATGTGAACATACCCATACCTACTAATGACGCAAATCCACCTAGCGCATTGTGATCTTGATTCTGCAACCCTGCAATAAATACACGCTGTGTAGCAGACAAGATAAATGATCTAAACTGACCAATACTTTTACCAAGCTCTGATGACATAAATAACGGCTTCTCTTGCCCTGGAATTATAATAACGCGATCACTTTCTTTTCTTACTGCCGCGCCCCACATTCTTTCAAGAGCAGGGCTATCCCAGTTCTTAGCGTTAGTAATCCATACGCCATCTTCCTTGCGACCATGCTTGTCTACTTGCTTCCACATGTTATCTGCATCAGCTTTAGATATACCTAAACGAGATAAACGCTTGTCATACTTACCCTTTGACAGCCCATCGAATATAGAAGTTTGCATAGTGACTGCATGCAACTGCTTTATTCCTGCTGTCCAATGATCTAGAAAATTAATCCGACCAAACTTGTTAGCGGCTGAACGTAATCCACGCTCAACTATTGTACCGCCTTGCGTGTAATCACCTACATCAGCAATTAACTCTGACTTACCTGTCATCAATGCGTCTGTGCCAACACCGTATGCTTTTAGCTCTTGTGCCGCAATTTTAAAGTTTTTAGTATTAGTTATCAGTGGTGCTAGACCTTTAGCAAAAGTTTTAGCGAACCCTTCTGCCATGAATACACGAGCCACATCTGGCAAGCTAGATACAGTAACGCCACCTAGTAGGCGCAGATAGTTTAGATCACGAGCAGAACGACCTATTCTTGTCCATACGTTGTCAGGGCTAAATCCATACACGCCACGTATTCTATCTCGCATGCCTGCTAAATCTCTGATGTCAGCATCTTTAGCATTGTTCAAAGCTATTCTTTGCTTCTCTGTTAGCTTAGGGTTCTTAGCTTGTTGCGTGTACCAGTCTGTAATTTGCTTTTGCGCTTCAGTCATATCAACATCGCCAAACACGCGGGTTAACTCTGCGTCTGCGGCAGTTTGCTGTAAGTATCGACCACCTAACACTTCTATGTCGTTTTCTAGAAACTCTTCTATAAGCTCGTCATCAATATTAAATACACGACTCCTTAATGGTCCGCGTAACTTAACATTGAGACCTTTCACTGACCCAGTGTTTTTCGATCCATCTCCTATCTGCCAATCATACGGTAGTCTACCGTCAGGGCTACTTCTTATTCTCTGTGAAATTTGGTCAGCTATTTCTTCATAATCCTGAGCTTGAAACTCTTTTCCTTTTTTAAACTCAGCCTTTTCTATAATCTCTTCAAGTCGTTTAAGCTCTGCGCCAGTAGCATCTGCAAGCTGTTCTTGTGCAATTCTTGCGTCTTCAAATAGTTTTAAGTCTTTATCCTGCAACCACTTACTAACTTTTCCCACAAATGCAGGTAAATTAGCGGCTATCTTATCTTTGTTATACACCCTGTTTAAATAGTTAGGCGCAGTAGATACAGATACATCTTCTGGCAATAACTTTTCTTCTATCATTCGGTCGCGAAGTGGGTTGTATAAGGTGTCATTCCAGTAATCAGCAGATTGCTTGACCTGCGGTATATTGCTTTCACCAGTTCTTATAGCTCTTGCAACAGACTCATTAAACTTCAGTCTGTTCATTTTTCCGCCAGAGTTCTTATATTCTCTGAACATTTTGCCATTATTTTCTAATGACAATGCTAAGTTGCCAGAGTATGTTTTAGCCAATGACTCTACAGCCTGACCGTCAAAGCCATCAACCTTTATAGGGTTTTCTGCAAGTTGCACTGCCGCCTGTCTGGTGAATGGGTTTTTGCTAGTCAAAGTTCTTGATAGCGGATCGAACTTTAGCATCTTCGTTATTTGTTTAGCTAACTTACCAGATACTTGCACATCACCATATACACGCTGTGCGCCTACAGAATCCAATCCAACACTTGGCGTAGATTCGTTGACAGCAGTATTGATTCCTTTTTGACTATTAGGCTCTACATCCATGATTGTTTCGTATTCGCGTATCATCTTTTCATCAACGCCATACTTAGACAACTGCGCTAGTGTGCCGCCCATTACACCGCCTAACAATGTTCCGAAGCCAATGTTAGTAGCTGACTCACCATAAGTTCTTGTAAGCTGTTGCGTATGTAATGCCGCTTCTTGTACAGCAGTATCTATGCCAGTAACAGCTCCCATAGCCGCACCGCCTTTTAGAATGCCTCTGCCTGCACGATATGTGTTAACAGCTACACCGCCTATAGATAGCAAAGATAGTGGGTCAGCCATCATTACAGGCAGTCCAACAATAAACGATGTAGCGCCACCTCTTGCCATAGTTTCGCGGTCTTCACGCTCTCTAGCTATTTGACCTCTTACAGCGTTTAACTCATCATCATTATCAGCATACAATGCCGCACGTACAAACAACTCATCATCTTTTTCTTCTTCTGTAAATTGTATGTATGGGTCGTAGTCAGGGTCATCTTCTCTAACATCTGGCAGACCTTCTACCTTACTGTTAAATGCACCTATTAGGTTTTCTTGACGATAAAACGCGCCCGCTATCTCTCCGATAGTAGGTTTTTCAAGTGGCTCAGCTTCGTTCAGCTCAATAGTCTGACGTAGTCCTAATGCCTCTTTGCCTAACTTTGACTCTTCAAACATTATTTACCTCTAGCGGCATTTAATCTTTCTAGGTAGCCTTCATTCCATTCACGCAAGTTTTCAAACAATGGTATTGGACCACTAGTATCTGGGATATAGTATATCTCACTTTTAGACTTGCCAAAGTATCGAGCCATTGCAGGCGGCACTTCATCTAAGTTGCCAACCGCTTTGCCTAATAAAGCAAATGGGTTTGTAGACCCGCTTAAGATGTCACGCATACGCTCTTGTTGCTCAGGAGCCATCGTAGTACCTTTGATAAACTCTTTAGCGTTAAAAGACCCTTTATATGTCTTGCCCATGCCTGCTTCAGCTTCAGCTTTTATGTCAGCTTGTCTCTTAGTTCTTGCGTCTGCAATAGATAACGCAGGGTTAATTCTTGATTTTACATTACCTGCATCGTCGACAAAGTAAACGCTTTCTAGCGCACCGTCATCCATACGCACCATTGCAGTATATGTTGGCTTACCTTGCGCGGCTGTTCTAGCAGTTTCAGTATCGGCAACTAAGAATATGTTTTCTTTCTCAAATGTTCTGCCGCCAAACTGACCCTCAAGCTGTTCATATAATCCATCACGTATCCATGAAGTATCTTGCTCATCGCCTAAACCATAATACTTTTCAGGAGCATGTTGCATGAAGCCAAACTCACCAGTAGACCACTGACTCTGTATAACCTTTTTAGCTTGCTCTCTAGCCGCCTTCATAGTCTCAAAGCCAGACAAGTAAAGGTCTTCTGCAATAGTTTTATAGTCTTCTAGCAGGGCATCTTTGCCAATATCGTTAGGTACGAATCCGTCAAAAAACTTAGCGTTAAACATATCTTCCATATCGCTAACATATGCTTTTGTGTTTTTCTTTTTCTGTTTTGTATCAACTAGCTCTGCTTCTCTTGCTTCAACCATCGATCTGCGCTGATCACCTTGCGGATATACAATATTTTGTGCGCGCTCTACAGCTTCATCTGGGCTGTAAAACTCAAGCTGTCTATTCACAGCGTCAGCAAATGCCATCTCATCTTTTGTAAATGTCTCAGGCATGCCAGATATTGCACCTAATCGCAGAATAGTATCTGCACCTACAGCTATTTGCCCTTCATCGCCTGAACGCAACATGTTAGTTACTTCTTGCTTAATTCCTTTAGGAACAAAACGCACCTTATCTACTAGCTCAACTTGCTGATTCATTCTCAATACAGGGTCTTCAGATAGTTGTGCTTGCTGTACTTCATAATAGTTGTCAGCATCTTTCTGCTCTAGTACGTCAGTAGTTATTGGGTCTGAGCCTGAAATCTTAGCTTGCACATTTCCAATACCTTGTTGTTTTCTCAACTCAGTTGCATTAACCTTACTAGCCGCTACTACTTCTTTTTCAAGCTGTGCTACTTTTCTATCTAATCTGTTTAACAAAACATCATTTTGCGCAGGACTAAGCTCAGGATCAGGGTTTGCACGCAATGTTTCTACTAACTCCCTAGCATTCTCCGCTTTAACTCTTGGCTCCATGTCTGCTTCTAGCAATGCTCTATCTACTTCGCCTTCTTTAGACTGTACAGCTATTTCATCTTTAACTTTTGCTATTCTTGTTTCAGCATCTAACGGCTTTATAAGACCAAGCTCAACGCCATTCATCAGGTCCATTTGATGTTGGAGTTGTATTTCAGATGCCTCTACTGCATCTCCTGCTCTTGCTAGGTTGCCTATTTGATCTTCTAACGCATCTGACCCAACAGATAGTGACGCACCTAATTGTGAATCGATCCTCTTCTTTTCTGCGCCTTGTACGCGACCGAACTGTACTCTATTTGACCTGCGGTAGTATGACTCAAGATCGCCCTTAAACTGCTCTGGAGCACCTTCAAGCATCCCTTTCATCTTGCTATCAAGAACTTTTTGATACTCAATAGCGCTGTCAGGATGCTGTGTAGCGGCTTCATTAATGTGGCTGTCAATTACTGAATACGACTCAAGGTTATATGCCTTTTGTAAGGCGGCATTATAGTTAGCGCCGCCATACTTGAATGTGCTTTTTAGCTCAACATCTTTACCCTCTAGTGCGGCTTGTCTGCCTGCTTCTGTGCCTTCAGTAACAGCCTTTTCTTCACCAACACGTTTAGCAGTGCCAATAGCCATTTCTTGTAACTGACCGCCAAGACCCGCTAATGCTCGCATACGAGTTTCTGCTGAACGATCTACGCCAGTAGGTGTAAACTTGCCATATCTTGTAATAGGTTTTATAGCCATTTATTCTACCCTTGCCGCTGATTCAGCCCCTGATAGTATAGTAGATGCCGCCCCAATAGTGCCTGCATACCTAGCGGCTTCACCTTGCCTTTTAAGCTGTCTTTGTTTTAGGTTTTCACTAAGAGCAATTACTGACTCACTTTCACTAACCTTTCTAGCGCTTTCCAAAGCTATGCTCTCTGGAGTCATGCCAGATATACCACTAGTAGCCATAGCTACCTGATTAGCCGCAAGTGTGCGATTAAGCTCCTCACGCCTAGCAAGCTCTTCTGTTTTAGCGCGTAGCTTTTCTTCTTCAGCCTGACGCTCTAACGCCTCTTGTTGCGCCTTGCCAGTTTGATACTGACCGTAAGCACTGACTGCCGTTGATGCACCTATTGCCGCATATAACCAAAACATCGTTAACCTCTTTTATGAACTTATCTCATAATCTATTGCTAGTAAATTAAATGGCGTAGGACCGTCTACAGTGATCTCTGGCGCGACTTCTCTGTTCCACCCATTACCACCATTGCTATCCTCTATAATGCCTGTAGTGGGCTTAGAGGAGCTTAAAAAGCCATCATAAGTATCTTGTCTTACTTCTGTAAGCACTCCATCAATCTTTACGCCTGACGTTTCTACAACACGCATATTCATCTTATCAACACGTTTCTGTGACAAGTTGTTGTTAGCACCTGACCCTTTAGCCGTAGCGATTGGCATGGTCTTAACCTTAGATACAAAGTTATAACCTATCTCTAATGTGCCATACAATGCTTGCTCATCAGCAGTTAGCGTCACTACACCGTTATTCATGTATCTGTCAGTAAGAACAAGATGGTCATCAGTCAGGGGAGTAGCTCCGCCACGTACATACAATTGTACTTCTCTGCTATTCTTCAATCCTGTGTCTACTGTAGAGCCAAATGCAGTGCCTAAATTTTGACCAGTTGGTGCTGTAAACTTCTTAGAGCAATCCATTATGTGGTCAAATGACATTCTGCAAATACAGTAGTCTTCGTGGTCAAATGTACCGCTGTGCTTATCTAGCTTAGTAATAACGTGTAATACGTTGTTAACAGTAACACATTGCTCAAACGTATCAAAGTCAATGCCTACTTCGAGCGTGTCGCGATCCTGATTGAATCTAGTAAACCCATTGATGTCTTGTTCGCGTAAAGTGTTTAAGACAACCGCAGTACCGTCACCGTTAATAATAAATACATAGTTAGCGTCTTCAGCAGATACAGCAGATACAACATCCATATCTACAGGGTTTACAATAGCCTTAGAAGCTAATACAGATAAATCTATACTGCGGTATGCGTTCTCATTAAAGTTAAACAGGAACTGCTTTAGGCTTCTTCCAGTGCCATCAATGAATAGTGTAGCCCCATCCAATGACATAGTAGGTACGTCAACGCTAAAGCTACCATGTTGTGTTTGCTGTTCAGCAGTAATAGTAGCAGGGGTGTTACCTGTTACGTTGTACTCTGCGCTTTCAGTAAATACGTGTACACCGCGACCACCAGACACATCAATAATCTTGCTTTTAGAGCCGTTAATAGTGAAGGATAGCCCCTCATCATCAAGCCCTTGATCTATTTCAAAGTCTAAGAATGAGCCTGCTTTAGATGCTAGTAAGTTCTGTGGCTTTGACTTAGTGCCGCCGAACCATAGTCTACCGTTAGCAAATACACCGCTTCGTGGATAGCCTCGTGTTGCGCTCCATATATCCTCTTTTCTCGACACACCCGCAGTAATAATAATTGCAGGAATATCACCTGTGCCGCCAGATGTGGCAAAAGCAAGCACCGTGGTTAACGTGATAGCTGATTCGCCCGCACAAGTTACTGTGTATAAATGCCCGCTAGTATGTGACACAGATACGCCATTATCACCGAACAAAGGCATATCCTGAACGGTGCGTCTTATTTCTTCTTCTTGTACTGTATACGCTGTATCAGAGCTTGTTAAAGTCTTAGACTCTATACCGTTAATTTCTATTTTATATCTATTGCCAGTAGTCTTGTGATGCTGTAAGTCAATAGTGAATACAGCACTAGTAGGCGTGGGGCTTTGCGAATCATTGTAATCGAACTGTGGGATATTCTGGAATGTAGGCGTATCTATTTCTAGCCTACCCAATCCATTAAAGTCATGTATGATTCTCATGGGGGGTTTGTTTTCATGAAACCCTAATAATACATTCTCATTGACAGCTACACGGTCAGGCAAGTCACTACCGTTGTAGTGCATTAGGTCCTGCACCTTAGTAGTAGCAGTGTCAGTTACACGATATACCGCAATGTTGTTAGGGTCAAACACAAGTAAGAACGAGTCAGTCTTACTAACGTCGAAGCTGTGTATTTTGTAGTTTGGTGTTATACCGGCAGATGTAAAAAATACGCGCACTTCAGCAATCTTAATTCGCGTATATCCTGCTGTTGACGATGCTTTACGAACTAATCGCCAATAGTCTGCCGCAGTACCACCTATGCCATCAACATTAATTCTTATGTTTTGTGGAAAGTCAGAGTATACAGTTGGCACGTCTGCCGCTTTTACCCACGTTGCATTGTCTGTGCTATATTCAATATCAAACGTATCTTCCTGATACCCTGTGTCTGTAAGCTGTATTTGAAATAAATCTATGTATTTTTTGTGCGTTGAAGTATTTGTCGGTGTAGTCCAAACTACATAATCTGCACCAGTAACAGTTGCGTTTGTGCTTACCTGTGCTTCTAGATTGCCATTCTGTAAATACGCATGTTCGACAGTATTTGCATTATTGGGCATGTCGATAAAAGGCAGTCCATTTATCATTTGCGTCATATCAGGTGCATGAGATATAAACTCAGTACCCATACGACGCTTAACGCCACCCTGCGGTACAGTTACAACATTTTCAGCTAACTGCATACCCTTGAAGTACTGGTCGATATCTGTACGACCTTTGATTAGCTCAGACAGTTCACCACTTGTGAAGTTGTTTTGTAAAAAGCTACTCTTAGCCATTAGAACCTCACATCAAGGAATGGTCTGCTCTGTATAGGTGTGGTTGGGTGCTGTTGCGAATCAGTGTTACGCGCCATCTGAGAGGCATTTAGATACTCTCTAGCCATTGCGTCTTTAATGGTTGCACTCTCACTTATAGCAAGAGCAAAGTCTTTAGCCAAAGCGTACTCAAGCATCTTAGTAAAGTATGCGGGGTAATCAGCTTCAGATACGTCATAGATGTAATCGCAGTACAAGTCACCACTATAGTTACAGTACACACGATCACCAAGAACTTGGTATGGTAAGTTAGGATTTAACTTAATTAGTGTAAGTAGATCAGACGGCAACTGATACATTGATGAATACTCAGTGCCTACAGGGTCAGCATTTATCTTAGCCAACTGTGCTTTCTTCCTAGCAAAGCCCCATCTGTGCTTAGTTAGCTCATGCGCGACTATGTTGTCGTATAAGTTGTTAGCTACGACCTGTGCGCGAGAGTTGCCAGTAAGAGATGTTAATGGCAAACCACCTATTAAAATTAATGCGTTAGAAACTAATCCTATTTTACTAGCCATGATTTACCTTTATGTAGAAATGAAAAGGGGGGCGAACCCCCCTTATAAGCCTAATTAGGCAGGTGTTGCATCATACTTAATTTCAACCAGACCTGCGACATCACGAACAGCCGCGCCTGCTTTCAACATACCGTTGCACAAGAAAGAAGTCTTCTGTGGAACGTAGTCGATAGAGGTTTTCATGTCCATGCCGATAGCAAGACCAATTGCAGATTTGTCAAATGCGTAAGCACTAACAACATCAGAAGCAACAGTTAGACCGCCTTCTGCACGATCTTCAAGAACAACAACATTGAAGCCTGCAAATGTGTTAACTTCACCATTTACTAGGGCTTTAACATTTTGGTAGTCAGCAGATGATACTTTCTCATCAGCTAATAGACCTGCAAGACCAGTACCGTTGATAGCAACAGTAAGATCGCCAGAACCAACACCATTCTTAACAAGCTGTACTTTAGCGTCAATCAAGTCAGTAGCAAGAAGACCAGTAGTAGTAACACCTACAGCAGTTGGAGAAGCCGCATCCATAGCCGCGATTACTAGTTGGTCAAGTCTACGACCTAATGCGCCTGCAATAGTAGTAGCTAGTTCTTGTTTCTCGTCAAAGTTTACTTCAGCCGCATCAAATACGTCAGTGTACTCTGGAGCATTCCAGTTAGACAAAGTGGCTGTGATAAGGCTGTGTGCAACATCCATTGGATCAACATCAGCACTGGTAACTTTTTGATTAGCTAGACCTTTGCCCATTGCACGGAACTTGTAAGTGTCACCAACTACGTTATTACGTACAGTAACAGAATCACGAAGGAGAGATGCGTTTTGGAACGCGTGTTTTACCATGCTGTCAAATTCAGTAACAGCTACTGGAGATAAGTTAATACTCATTATAATATCCTCGAAAAAGAGATTTTTAATTTAATAGTTTTTCAAGGTTTTAGCTGAGTACCCAATAAATTTGGTCAGCATCCAACCTAAATTTATCGAGCCTTAGAAAGGGTATTCGATGCCGTATTATAACACCGAACACCCATATTTGTAAACATTAACCGCCAAATGATGCCATCATCTGCTGAACTTTGCGCTCATGGTTAATATCGACACTGCGTAACAAGTTGCCTTTTTCATCTTTTCTGAACATTTCTGCTTCTACATCAGACCACGTTAGACCTTGTGGATGCTCGCCACCCTCGATAGGTAGTTTGGCAGGCATAGTTGCTTTAACAATCATCTCTATCAAAGCTACGCTGTCAGCAGTTGTAACTAGCTCTTGTGCCGCGCTGTAAGTATCTGCATCTAGGTTGTTCTTTAAAAACCCTTCTACAGTCTTCAGGCGCTGTGTAGCGTTGTCACCTAGCTTCTGCATTTCCATTTCTTGCGAAACTTCTTCTACAGCTTGCTCTTGTGCAGACAATAAATCCCATGCACGACTGAACGCTTCATCAGACATGTTTGTATCTTTAGCAAACTCTGTTAGCTCAGTTAGTAAGGCATCATCAGACTCAATGCCTTCTGGGGCTGTATAGCCATCTTTAGGCGCGCCTTTGAATCCACCAAACTTCTTTTCTAACTCAGTGTATGCTTTTGCTTGCTCTGCTACTGACTGGTACTTATCAGACTTATACCACTCTGGTGTTTCACCTGCACCCTTAATACCTTCGGCTAGAAAATACTCACCCTGATCTAACGTGGGTTCGGCATTGTCTAACAAGGTATCAGAAGTAGCTTCTTGTACTTCGGCTTGTTCTTCGGACATATTAACCTCTTACTTTAGCTTGTTGTATTAAATTGATCACATACTTAACTACACCTGACTCACCATTATGGTAAGCCGCTTCGTAGTCTACGTTCTGCGATTCAAAGGGAGTGTCATTGTTATATATGAAACGTGACGTTAAGTCTTCAAGCACTCGCTTTCCTTCAGGCGTAGAAAAACATCCACTGTAAGCCTTAGCTAATTCAATGGATTTTATCTTCTGTTCTTCTGCGTATTTAGACTCCGCCTCTACTTTAGCGTTATCTATTTTGTCCCAACTCAAAGCGTTGTTTGTCCCTGCATCGGCTTCTCGCCTTCTATGCCCATCTGTGCGGCTTGCGCTCCTGCTTGTATTACTGCTTGCTTCTCACTTTCACTTCTTACTAGTGAGGCAGGCATACCTGCTTTGTTAGCAACCCAAGTACCAAAGTCTTCTAGCTTGAATCCAATCTTAGCTTCGTCTGGACCTGCGTTCTGTAACACAAACTGCACAGCTTGTTGAACAGTCAAAATGTCTTCACTATCCTGCTGTCTTGCTAGTGGTGACATAAACTTAATATCAATGTCTCTACCATCTAACTGTAGGGGCTGAATAATGCCTCTACGAGTCAATATAGCAACAACACGCTTTATAATAGGGATTAATACTTCAGTTTGCAAGCGACCAAATGCAGAACCTATGCGCTTTGCTAGTTCACGCGACTCAATAGCAACCTCTGTAGCTGACCTAACAGCACCAGTAGGATCACGTAGATCGTTGAATAGCGCACGTTTAATACTCATTTGCAAGTCATTAATAACAAACTGTGACAACTGTAGGTTAGCACCAGTATCTAAACGTCTCAATGATGGGTTAGCACTGTTGTTAGAACCAACTGGAATAACAACCCCTGGGCTTATACTAATATTG